GTGATGGATATGTTTGGAAGTATCTGTATACTATCAATCCAAACGATATTGTAAAATTTGACTCCTTAAATTTTATTCCAGTTCCAACTGATTGGGAATCAAATTCGGAATATACTAATATTAGAAATAATGCATTATCTAGTGGTCAATTAAAAACTATTTTTATAAAGGATAGAGGTCTTTTAGTTGGACCACCAAATACGACATATACAAATGTACCAATATCTGGTGATGGTACAGGAGCAGAATGTACAATAGTTGTGAATAATGATGCAAAAGTAGAATCTGTTACAATATCTAAGGGTGGAAGTGGTTACACTTTTGGTACTGTAGATTTAATTAAAGGTTCTGTTCCTTTAGGTGCATCATCTCCAAAGTTTGATGTTATTATCCCACCAGTAAATGGACATGGATATGATGTATACAGGGAATTGGGTTCTACAAATGTATTACTCTATTCGCGAATAGAGAATGATGTTCAGAATCCAGATTTTGTTACGGGAACAAAAGTATCTAGAATAGGTATAATCAAAAATCCATTATCTTATAATTCAAATACAATACTTACTGATGATAGAGTAACTTCTTTAGACGCTATAAAACTTATTGGTTTAGCACCAAACCAAGATGATTATAAAACTACAAGATATGAACCAAATTCAATAATAACCCAAACAATTGGTACTGGAGTGACCGCTGTTGGTAGAGTTCTTTCTTATGATAGTCAGACAGGAGTTTTAAAGTATTGGCAGGATAGGTCTATAGTTGGATTCAACACCGATGGAACAATAAATGATAGACCAACCTATGGATTATCGATAAACAAATTTACATCTAGCGTATCAGATGGTGGAGAGTTGAAAATTGTAGGTGGTTCTAGTGACCTATATATTGATAGTGGATTTGGTCAAAATAATAATCCAGGTATAAGTACTGTCATAAATAATAAGACGTATTATTTAGGGCAAAATTTTGTAAATGGAGTTGCTCTACCAGAGGTAGAAAAATATTCGGGAAACATAATTTATGTTGATAATAGACCATCTATTACAAGATCTGTGAATCAAAGAGAAGACATTAAAGTTGTATTACAATTCTAAATTCCGTTAAAATCATGCCACAAGAAACAAATTTAAATATATCTCCCTATTTTGATGATTATGATCCCCTAAAAGGATATCATAAAGTTCTTTTTAAGCCAGGTTTTCCAGTACAATCTAGAGAACTTACAACTTTACAGTCTATTTTACAAAACCAAGTTGAACAAATTGGAACACATTTGTTTAAAGAGGGGTCAGTAGTTATTCCTGGAAATTATTCTTATAATAATGAATTAAATTGTGTAGAAGTAGAGAGTCAATATCTAGGAATAAATTTAGACTCATTCAGGGGAGATTTGGCTGGGATTACAATTAGGGGACAAAATTCAAATCTTAAGGCAAAAATAGTTGATAGTATAGGAACTGAATATTCTGATAGAGGGTATATTACATTATACATAAATTATCTTTCAACTGGAAATGATGATAAGGCGGTATTTGATGATAATGAACTATTGATTTTAGAAGAAAATCTAAATTCAACTGCTGCAGTTTTTCAGCAAGGGCAAGCATTTACAACCACTGCACCTACACAATCAACTTCTATTGGTTCTGCAGTTTTTATGCAGGAAGGAGTTTACTATCTAAGAGGAACTTTTGTAAAGGTTTTAGCACAGACTTTAATATTAGAACCTCATGAGAATAATCCATCATATAGAATTGGATTTGAAATTTATGAAAATATTGTAACATCTGGACAAGATAATAGTTTAAACGATAATGCTTCTGGATTCAATAATTATGCAGCTCCTGGTGCAGATAGACTACAAATAAGAGCTGTTTTAGCAAAAAGACCAATAGAAGTAGATAAACATGAAAACTTTGTAGAACTCTTTATTGTAAGATCAGGAGGCGTTGAGAAAGCATATAACAGATCAGTTTATAATGATATTGGAGATGAGCTTGCTAGAAGAACTTATGAGCAATCTGGTGATTTTTATGTAAAATCATTTTCAGTGTCTGCAAAAGAAACTCTAGATGATAGAAAAGGTAATGATGGAGTATTTAAATCAAATCAATTAACTAGAAATGGTAATGTACCTAGAGAATCTTTGGGGACATATAAAATTTCTCCAGGAAAAGCATATGTTAAGGGTTATGAGATAGAATATTTAACTTCAACATATCTAGATTTCCAAAAACCAAGAACAACTAGTACATTAGAAAACCAAGCAATAAACTATTTTACTGGTCCATCAATGTCTCTTAATAGAGTCGTTGGTGCTCCAAGAATTGGATTTACTACATCATCTTTAATTAGTTTAAGAGATAGTAGAATTGGAGAAAACCAATTTATTCCTAGTGGCAAAGAAATTGGTATATCAAGAATATATGATTATGCTTTAGAAGGTGGATCTTATGATACTGCTGTTCAAGAATTAAATACTTGGGACATATCTTTATATGATACACAATACTATACAGAATTAAATTTAAATTCTTCTGTTTCATGGACAACTCCAGTTTATATTGAAGGTAAGTCTAGTGGAGCAAGTGGGCATTTAAGATTTGACACAAATAGTGCAGGAATTGCAACTGTTTATGGTACAAGAGGAAAATTTATAAAAGGTGAGAAATTAATTCTCAATGGTGTAGATGGAAATTCATTAATTACTAGTGTAACAGAATATAAAACTTTAGATGTAAAATCATTACATAGTACAATTGGTATTGGTGAGACTTTTAATGCAGACACAAAACTTTCTAATTACACTAGTGTAGGTCAAGTTACTGTTGGGCAAGCAGTTGCTAATGTATCTACTGTTGTTTCAACAGATGTTCAACTAGATAAAATATTTAAAGTTGGAGACTATGTATCATTTACAAATACTGGATTAGTGTCTCCAGAATATAAAACTTATGGTAAAGTAGTAAGTATAACAGATGAATATACTATTGGAATTACAAGTGTTACTGAAGTAACAGGAATAAATTATGGTTTAATGCCTTCTTCTTCTGATGTTATTGCATTGGACTTTAGTTTGATTGGAACAAAATTGCAATCATCTACAGATAATACTTTATATACACCATTACCAAAAAAATATATTTCTAATGTTGATTTAACAGAATCAGAAATTACAATTAGAAAAGAATTTAATTTAGTAATAAATCAGAATGTTACTAATACAATTCAATGTGAATCCGATGAAGCATTTTTACCATTCGATGAAGAAAGGTATGTATTAATAAATTCTAATGGTGATTTTGAAGTATTGACAGGCGATAAATTTATATATGGTGATGGATCAAAATCAATCACCATATATGGAATGTCTACCAATGGACCTGGAAGACTTATAGCAACATTATCAAAAAATAGAGTCACTAGTAGAACAAAAACTGCTAATAGAGCAAACTCTATTATTGTAAATAAATCTACATCAGTTTCTTCTGGTATTGGAAGTACGACTTTAGATGATGGACTAGAATATGGAAGTTATGGTTATGGTCTAAGAGTTCAGGATAAAGAAATTTGCTTGTTAGAACCTGATGTAACTAAAGTATATGCTATTTTTGAATCTTCAGATACATTTGAACCTGTATTACCTTCTTTAACATTAGCAAATTTAAATGGTCAAACTGGTAGAACTGATGATTTAGTTATTTCTGAAGTGATTAAAGGAGAAACTTCTGAAGCTGAAGCAATTTATGTAGAAAATATAAATTCTTCAAAAATATCTATAGTTTATTTAAGCGATCTTGCATTTATTATTGGTGAGACAGTAAGATCAGAAAAAAGCAATATTTTAGGAACAATTTCAGACATTGGACAAGGATCCACAAATATAACAGATAGATACACTTTAGATTCTGGGCAAAGAGATACTATTTGTGATTATTCTAGAATCATTAGGAAGGAAAATTCCAAAAGTCCAAAAAATCAGATAAAAGTTATTTTCGAATCTGGAGAGTTTTCTTCTTCTGAAAATGGTGATATTACAACCGCCAATTCTTATTCTCAGTTTGATTATTGTGACTTATTAAGTGTAAAAAATGATGTCAGAACCTCAGACATTATTGATATTAGACCAAGGGTATTACCATTCAATTCAAATTCACAACTATCACCATTTGAATTTACTTCAAGACAATTTTCAGACTCAAATAATTCTGCAAAAAATATTCTTGCATCAGATGAATCTATAAGATTAACATATTCTCACTACTTGGCAAGAATTGATAAATTGTTCCTATTAAAAACTGGAGAATTTCAGTTGTTAAATGGAGTTCCTTCAGAAGATCCTTTGCCACCAATACCTATAGAAGATGCTCTTGAAGTAGCTACTATATCAATACCACCATATTTGTGTGATATTGATGATTGTGAAATAAAATTAAACAAATATAAACGCTATAGAATGGAGGATGTTGGTCAACTAGAACAGAGAGTTAATAATTTAGAATACTATACTGCATTGTCACTTTTAGAGTCAAAAGCAGAATCACTAACAATTCCAGATTCAAATGGACTAACAAGGTTTAAATCTGGAATATATGTTGATAATTTTAGTACTAGAAAAACGCAAATTAAGAGTTCTAGGGTTACTAACAGTATAGATCCAGTAAATCTAGAACTAAGACCTTCTCACTTTACTACACAAATTGATTTGCTTTTGGGTGGAAGATCTTTACTTGGCATTGGAACTACTTCAGGTACAGTTGCAGATTCTGAATTTGTGGATGATCTTATTGGATCAAATATAAGAAAAACTGGACAATTACTAACATTAGATTATACTGATGAAGTAATAGTTGAAAATCCATTTGCAACAAGAGTTGAAAATGTGACTCCGTATTTAGTTACTACTTATGCGGGTACAATTGAGTTATTCCCATCATCTGATATCTGGATTGATCAAACTAGATTAAGACCACAAACAATAACATCAGATGATTATACCCAAACAAGATTACAACTAGAATATGCTGGTTATGATGCACAAACTGGTCTCGGTCCAATTGTTTGGGGTTCTTGGGAAACTACTTGGACTGGATCCACTTCTACGAGTACATCATCAACTACTAGAAGTAATTGGAGAAATCAAAGTAATATAAGAAGAGGAAGGGGTACTGTTAGAACTGATGTTAGAGATGTAACAACAACAACTGTAACCACTACAACACAAACTGGTTTTGATCAAAGAGATGGTAAAAGACTAAGAGTATCTGAACAAGTTGAAACTAGGAGTGAGGGAGACAGAGTTGTCAACACCTCTGTTATTCCTTTCATGAGATCTAGAAATATAGAATTTACTGCAAGAAGATTCAAACCTTTTACAAGATTATATGGATTTTTTGATGAGCAGGATGTAAATCAATTTATAGTTCCAAAACTAATCGAAATAAGAATGATTAGGGGAATTTTTAATGTTGGTGATCTTGTCAGAGGAACAAGAATTGGAAGAAGAGGAAGATTTTTTAGAGGAAGAAGATTATTCTTTGGTAGATCTTTACCAAGAATTCAATTTAGAGTAGCAAAGTCAAACCACAAATACGGACCAATATCAAATCCTAGTGATGTTTACGTTGAGAGTCCATATGATCAAAATTATATAGTACCAGCAGAATATTCAAGTTCTTCAATATTATTGAACGTTGACACTAGATCACTATCAGAAAACAATCAATCACTGTATCGTGGATTTATTGTTCCAGGTATGAGGCTAAGAGGTCCTAACGGAG